TCTAAAGGTAAGAAGAAATAATGGGCGATCTAAAGAAATGGGTTGACCAAGACTGGGTTCGTGTCGGTACTGATGGTAAAGTCAAAGGTAAGTGTGGCACATCAAAAGACAAGAAGAACCCAGACCGTTGCTTACCGCGCAACAAAGCGAACTCGCTAACTAAAGGCCAACGTGCAGCCACTGCTAAGAAAAAGAAGCGGGAAGGCGCAAAGGGCAAAACGGTAGTTAAGAACACTAAACCCGCGACAGTAAAGTTTGGGGGCGGTGGCTTAGCTCGTAAACGACGACACAAATGCGGATGTGGAACTAAATAATGGCTACTTCAGGCACTGCTACATTTAACCCGCAATTTACAGAGATAGCGGAAGAGGCGTGGGAACGCGCTGGGCGCGAGTTGCGCACGGGTTACGACCTACGTACGGCTAGACGTTCCATGAACATGCTTACCATTGAGTGGGCTAATCGTGGGATTAACCTGTGGACGATAGACGAAGGTTTTATCAACCTTACTAAAGACGACGCTACGTATTCTTTACCCGCTGACACGATAGACGTATGTGAGATGAACATACGTACAAACGCAGGTAACGCGTCATCGCAATCTGACCTGTCGCTAAACAGAATTAGCTTACCTACGTACGCAGCTATACCCAACAAACTATCTATAGGTAGACCACTACAAGCATTAGTCCATAGACTAGGGCAAGCAGGCACGTACCAAAGCGGCGACCACACCGGTGGCGCTACACCGACTCCTACCACTATAGGCGCAAACGTACAGTTCTTAACCGTATGGCCGGTGCCGGACAAAAGCAGTACTTACCAAATATATTACTACCGTATGCGCCGTATACAAGACGCGGGTACGGGAGCGCAGACAGCAGACATGCCTTTCAGGTTCCTCCCATGCGCGGTAGCAGGACTGGCATACTATATAGCTATGAAAGTACCTGAACTAGCCCCTAGAATACCTATGCTAAAGCAAGAATATGAAGAGCAATTTGCACTCGCTTCGCAAGAAGACAGGGAGAAAACTTCAGCGCGTTTCGTGCCTAGTATAGGTCGTTGCTAATGGCTAATAAATTCGCCTCCGCCAAACGAGCTATCGCTATATGCGACCGTTGTGGGTTTCAGTACAAGTTAAAGAAGCTCAAAGCTCTGGTTATTAAGAGCAAGAACACACATTTAATGGTATGCCCATATTGTTGGGAGAAAGACCACCCACAGAACAAGTTAGGGGAAGTTGTAGTAACTGACCCACAGGCGATACGTAACCCACGCCCAGACAACGCCCTAGCTGATAGTAGGGTTACTCAGTATGGTTTTCGGCCTGTAGGTGGTGGCAACAACATAGACATACCCAATACATTAGTAGGTAATGCCAAGATAGGCACAGTAACGGTGACGACATAATGAGCATGACATACGCAGACATGAAGACTAATATAGCTGACGTTACTGAGAACACGTTTTCAGACTTCCAGCTTAACTTGTTTATAACGCAAGCGGAGCAAGCCATATACACAGCTATTGATTTGCCTGCTAACACGTATACAGAGACTTCAGCTAGCTTATCCGTAGGAAACCCCCTAACAGCAACGCCTAGTGGCTATCTAAGTACCCTTACCCTTGCTACAAAAGATGCTGCCAACGTTGTTACGTACCTGATAGAGAAAGACAACAGCTTCTTATTAGAAGCATACCCAGACCAAGATACTACAGGCGACCCTGTGTACTACGCGCAGTTCGGCGAGAGCGGGATAAGTGGCAGTGCTGAAACTTTGTTTATTGCTGTAGCACCTACTCCAAGTGACGCACTATCTCTAATACACACCTACAAAGCCTACCCAGCCTCACTTACGGCAGGTGCGGATAGTGGCACTACGTGGCTGTCTAGTAATTTTGAGAGTGTGCTACTTAACGGCGCGCTAGTAGAAGCAGCTAGATTTATGAAAGCTGAGGCAGATATAGTAGCCATGTACAATCAACAGTTCGTAACAGCTTTAAAGCTGTTAGGCTCCCTAGGAGGTAGGTTATCTACAGACGCGTACCGTGCTGCACCCACACGCGCACCGGTAGGAGTAGCATAAGATGGCTATTACACAAATAATGACCACATCAGCTAAGTTGGCTCTTCTTAAAGGGGACTTGGACTTTGATTCAGTTACTTTAAAGATAGCTCTATACACTAGCGCCGCTGATTTAGGTGCCGCCACTACAGCGTACGACGCTACAGGCGAAGCCTCGGGCACAGGGTATGACGCTACAGGTAAGGTAGTAACTAAAGGTACCCCCACTTCAAGTGGCACCACAGCTTTCGTAGACCTAACAGACGTAGAGTGGGCTAGCTCCTCTATAACTGCAAACGGGGCGTTACTATACGTGGACGGCGGTATAGCTGTAGCTGTGTTAAACTTCGGCTCAGACAAAACATCATCTAATAGTACGTTTGCGGTTACTTTCCCTGCCGCGAGCGCGACTACAGCAATAATTAGGATTGAATAATGGCACATACAACTAAGCTAGGTCTTGTAAAACCAGCAGCAGGTGACGCGTCCGGTACTTGGGGTGACCTTATAAACACCCAATTAACCGACATGTTAGAAGAAGCTATTGCGGGCTATGTAAGTATTGCTATAACTGGCGATACTACGTTGAGTACCAATACAACGGGTACTTCCTGCCAGTCAAGACATGCAATAATCAGACTAACTTCTGGTACTTTAGGGTCTAACTCTAACATAATCGTGCCTGACCTAGCCAAGATGTGGGTCATTAACAACGCTACTAGTGGCGGACAGACGGTAACTGTAAAGACCGCTAATGACACGGGGGTAGTTGTACCTAACGGTAAAACCGCTATCCTGTATTGTGACGGCTCGGATGTTAAAGAAGCAGGTACTAGCACCGCAGGCAATGCCACAATGGGTGGCACGCTAGGTGTTACTGGCGCAGTGACTATGGCTGCTGCCGCTACTGTAGGTACTACGCTAGGTGTAACGGGCAATGTAAGTGTAAATACAGACAAACTTGTTGTTACAGCCGCCACAGGTAACACTACTTCAAAGGGTGTAGTATCAGCGGTTAGCCTAACAGGATCACCTACGGTAAGTGTATCTGCGAGTGGCGCAAAAAACGCCGCAGCTATGACAACACTTGTTGGGCAAAGAATTATATCCACAGCTAGTGGAGACACTACGTACACTCTACCTGACGCAGCTACAGCGGCCATCCCTGTTGGTTCTACTTGGGTTATTGTTAACGCCCATGCAACGGCTGATATTACTATCGAATCCGGCGGTACTGACGATGTTATAGCCCTGTGTTCAGGTGCAGCATACACTCCGGGTAGCACGAGCACTGACAGAACCATTGTGCAGGGCGGCGTAGCCGAGATCGTATGCGTACAAGCTAACCTATACGTCATCTTTGGTGGAGGCGTTAGTTAATGTCTTCTGGCGCTGTAATGATGGTAGGTGGTGCATCGGGTGGGGCTAATGTCTCCACCATGACTGTGGGTGTTACTAACTCAAAGGGTCTTTTGTTCCATGGGTTTATAGCACTACCGTTTGCTGTACCCTCTGATGAAGATACCCCTCAAATTGGCTCCTTATCCCCTAATCACGTAACAGTTGACGGCGCTAACTACACTGTACACCGCCTCAGCACACAGAACCATACAAACCAATTCGTACTTGGAGTGGCCGACCCAGACGAAAACCTATCAGCCACGTCAGTTACGTCTGTAATAACAAGTTTAGGTACGGTTACTATGAGTGGGCTTACTTTCCAAAAAGTGGTATTTGACAACGTTAACTATGCGCAGTGGTCGGGTGACGGGCAAGGCGATATATTTGGCACTGTAGAAGACGCTTCCGTGACGGTGACGTTCAATGTTTAGCACAGCAATAGTTAATACAGTTGACCTAGTGAAGTTAGAGCAGCTATACGCCGAAAACAAAGACGTTATAGATATTAATACCGGCCAAGACTTCGCAATTACGAAGAGTGCATTTACTCATGCAATAGACGGTAAACTTACCGCAGAGATAACTAAAGACGGCGAAGTTGTGGGCTACACAACTGGTAGAATAAAGAACAAAGC